GTGCTGCTTCTCTAATCAAGGGAGAGTCCTGGCCGGCATCTGGGAAAACACAGGCTCTGCAGTATGGCCAGAAACTGAGCTACATCAGGAATGTACGTCTCTCTGACAGTTATCAGATTAAAAGTGATGATAAAGGTAGAAATGTATATGTATTTGAAAATGGTGCAGAGATTCAGGAGCTTGATGGAATGTGTGTTTTTGTTCCGGAAGATATGGAACCAGATTACAAGATTGTAGCAATTAAACCTTACCAACATCTGTTGCTGGAGGTGGAAAAGCTGTGAGTGTAAATGGTACAGACGATCTGGATAAAAAACTGAAACAATTAGCAGAATATGACATGATGCATGCCGTGTCAGATGCTATTCAGCTTGTGCGATCAGCGGCAGTGAATAACTGCAGCGTAAACACTGGTGAGCTGAGACAGAGCATCTTTGCAGATGTAGAAGGAAACTCTGAAAAAGCGGAGGGTATTTGCTGGACAAACAAAGCTTATGCTCCTTATGTGGAATTTGGTACCGGTCCGAAAGGTCAGGCTGATCATGCAGGTATATCTCCGGACGTTACACCAGTGTATTCACAGTCTCCATGGTGGATCCATGAGAGCCAGGTTGACAGGACCATAGCTGAGAGATATCGGTGGTTCTACATTGATACTCCACAAGGACGCTTTTACCAGTGCACAGGACAGCCTGCACATCCATTTATGTATCCTGCACTGCATGATAACGAGGACAAGATCATGGAGAACATGAGTGCAAGTTTTAAGGCTGATATAGGAAAGGTGCTAGAATGAAGAATATCAAAGAACAGGTATATAAGGCATTATGCGCTGTGACAGAGAATGTATCGGATTCTTATCCACGTACATGGGCGGAGGACTCCACTATCCAGTACACAGAAGAACAGAACAATGTATATGAGTTCAGCTCCAGTGCTGAAGGTGTAATAGAGGACAAGTCCTTTGTACGTTACAGAATTGATATCTGGAACCGAAACAGCACATCTGCAGATGCTCTTGCAGTGGATAATGCAATGAAAGCAACAGGATTGAAGAGAACTGAATGTCAGGATGTTCCGGATCCGTCCGGAATGAAACATAAGCAGATGCGTTATGAAGGCATTATTGATATGGAATCAGATGAAGTTTATTGGACATAGGAAAGGGGAAATAACGATATGTTAGCAAATGGAACAACATTAGGTTATCGCAAACATACTGGCGGAGAAGCCTCCGGAGCATACACAGATCTTCCTGGATTAAAAGAGATTCCGGAAGTTGGTACTGAGATTGAGAAGGTAGATAATACATGTCTTACAGATCCTCATAAAATGTATGAGCAGGGCATTGGCGATCTGCCGGATATGGTGTACAAGTTTAAGTACGACAACAATAAAGCTGGAAGTCCATACAGATTGATGAGAGATGCAGCAGCTGCTAAAGAGGTCTGGGATTTCCAGGAGAAAAACAAAGACGGCACAGTTACAGAGTTTACTGCTCAGTTCTCAGTTAAGAGAACCGGTGGAGGAGTAAATGGTGTCATTGAGTTTGACGTTACTATGGCTGTGCAGTCCGAAATCAAACAGACTGATCCGGCATAAGGAGGAGTTAGATGGAAAATCTTGGTGGATTAGATGAAGTAGAAGTTAAAGAAAACAAGACAGAAGAGACAGTAGTTTCACTGGAAGAGAAAAAGGCGAAAAGAAAACCTTTCCATTACTGGGAAGTAAACGGCCGCCAGTTCCGTTTGAAACTCAAAGCATCTACAGTTGGGAAACTGGAAAACAAATATCATAAGAATATCATGAATATGCTGGATGATATTCCTCCTTTGTCAGTCATGCTTACGATTATTCAGGCGGCCATGGAACCATGGGAGCATGGAATGACATATCTGAAGGTTCAGGACTTATATGATTCCTGGACAGAAGAAGGTGGAAACCAGTCAGATCTTTATACAAAAGTCATCCTTCCGACATTATCCGTATCTGGTTTTTTTACTGCGGATCAGGCGGAAACCCTGATGGAGGAAATTGGGAACGTCTGACTGATTTTGTCCAGGAACTGTATGAGGATGCTCTTGATGTTGAGATACCCATAGATACATTCTGGAATTGCTCTATAGCTGAGAATGTTGATCTGATTGAGAGTGCATACAGAAGACTGCAAAGAGAACGAAAAAACAGGATTTCAGACAACTGTGTACTGGCAGAAGCAATAGCTGCCAATGTTGCATTATTGTTTGATGATGGCAAGAAACCGTTCCTGAAGCCGTGGGACTTCTATCCGGATCTGTTCAAGGAAGAACGGCAGATCTATGAAAAGGAAGAGGAAGAACGACAGTGGCAGGAATATATGGAACAGCGAAGAGAATATAACGCAGCATTTAACCGCCGGATACAGTCATAATGTGCCGGCGGATTTTTATAGGAGGGAGGTGAGACCATGGGTGATACACTTCATAAAATGGAGGTCAAAATCGAGGGTGATTCTTCTGGCTTGAAAAAAGAGATGGAATCCAGCCGCCAGGAAGTAAAGCGTGGTGTTGAAGCTATTCAGAAAGAAACTGAAAAGATGAAGAATCCTTTCAGAAATCTGGCAAGTAGTAAAACACTAAGTTCAGTGCGTGCTTCCATGAAGAAAATTAAAGATTCCTTTGCATCATTTTCACTGAAAGACAGAACAAAAGAATTCCAGATCAAGGCTGGTATTAAAGTACCGACTGAAGAATATAAGAATGTTATTTCTGATATTGATAAGGTACAGGCTAAACTCGACAGATATTATGAACGAAGAGATAAAGCAGAGTATCTTGGAGTTGATAAAGAAAGCAACAGTTGGAGAGGACTGGCTTATGACATTGAAGGCGCTGAAAGAAAACTGAAAATGTACCAGGCTGACAAGAAGATGATGGAAACTGACGGGACGGATGTACAGCGTCCTGTGTCCATCAAAAGTATGCTTGGAAGCGTTGCCGTAAAAGGATTTGGCGGTGCTCTTAAGGGAGTGACCTCAGGTGTGAAATCACTGGCAAGTGGTCTGATTCAGAAAGCTTCTGGAGCATTTGGTGCGCTGATACAGAAGTTTGCTACTGGGATTCCAATTCTAAAAAGAACGAGATCTTCATTTAATGGTCTTGGAACATCCGGAAAAGGTCTTGTAGGAATACTGAAAACAATCGGTATGACTGCAAAATTCATGTTTGCAAGCTTTGTGATTCGTGGAGCAATCAACGGGGCAAAAGAAGGCTTCCAGAATCTGGCACAGTATTCAAGCTCAACAAATGCAAGTCTTTCCATGCTGATGTCTTCACTGACTCAGCTGAAGAATTCGCTTGCAACAGCATTTGCTCCGATTCTTGATGTAGTAGCTCCGATTCTGAATCAGTTCCTGCAGATGACCATACGGGCCGTGAATGCTGTAGGACAGCTCATGGGCGCTCTTACAGGAAAATCTACAATCGTCAGGGCTAAGAAAGTAAACCAGGATTATGCTGCAAGCCTCAATGGTACATCTAAGGGGCTCAAGAACAATGCAAGTAATGCCAACAAAGCTCAGAAAGAAGCTGAGAAGTACAAACGTACACTGTTAGGCTTTGACCAGATCAATAAGATGGATGATAACTCATCCTCTGACACTGGATCCGGCGGAGGGGCAGATGCTGGAGCTCTGGGCGGTATCGACAACATGTTTGAAACCACTGCAGTACAAAGCAAGTTTAAAGACCTTGCGAAGCTGATCAAGGATTCCTGGAAGAATGCAGACTTTACAGAAGTTGGTGCTATCGTTGGTCGTAAGCTCAACGCAGCCCTGCAGAGTATTCCATGGGATGAGATCAAGAACACTTCGAACAGAATTGCAAAGAGCATTGCTACATTTCTGAACGGATTCATTGAAACAACAGATTGGGGACTGGTAGGCAGCACTCTTTCGCAGGGATTAAACACAGCAATTGGATTTGCAAACACATTTGCGCAAAACTTCCACTGGACCAGCTTGGGAAAAGCCATCTCTGACGGAATCAATGGTGCTGTTAAGACGTTCGATGCTGCCACTGCAGGACAGACGATCAGCAATGTAGTGAAAGGTATTCTTGATTCGTTCATCATAGCTGTAGAGAATACAGACTGGCAGCAGGTCGGTAAAAAGGTTCAGGAGTTCCTTGTCAATATTGACTGGAAAGGCATTGTTGAAAAGCTATCAGAAGCTATTGGCGCAGCATTTGGAGGTTTTGCAGCATTCCTTTGGGGCTTGATCGGAGATGCCTGGAAGAAAGTTGTACAGTGGTGGAAAGATACGGCATACAAAGACGGACAGTTTACCATTAGTGGACTTTTCAACGGGATTGTCGATGCTCTGAAAAACGTAGCAACATGGATTAAAGACCATATCTTTAAACCTTTCATCAATGGCTTCAAGAAGGCTTTTGGAATCAATTCACCATCAACAGTAATGATTGAACAGGGAGGATATATCATTTCCGGATTGTTCAAAGGATTGAAGGATAATCTTCCAAACGTCCTGAAGTGGGTCGGAGATCTACCTGGAAAGGTAAAGGATAAGCTCGGAAATGCTAAGGAATGGCTGAAGGAAAAAGGCTCTCAGGCAATGTCTGGATTTGCAGCAGGTCTTCATTCCATTAATATTCCACTGCCGCATATTACAGTTTCCTGGAATAGTCATACTGTTGGACCGGTAAGTTTCTCAACTCCATCATTTGGGCTTGACTGGTATGCAAAGGGTGGATTCCCTAATATGGGTGAAATGTTCGTAGCACGAGAGAATGGGCCTGAGATGGTTGGTCGAATGGGAAGACGAAATGCCGTTGCCAATAACAACCAGATTGTTGATGGTATCCGGGCTGGTGTGTATGAAGCCATGGTAAATGCTCTGGAAAGCTTCAGTGGTGGAGAAAATGGACAGAACACAGAAGTGAAGATCTATCTGGAAGGTGATTCCAAGAAATTGTTTAAAGTGATACGTACAGAAGGTCAGGATTACCAGAAATCTACTGGAAAGCCTGTGTTTGAATAGGAGGTGGGCTTTTGCATAACAACGATGACGAACTGTATATTGATGGTGTGAAAATGCCCACTTTGAAACTCAACGGGCTGACATACAAGAAAGAAAAGATATGGTCGAAAAACACTGGTCGAGTAAGCAATGGTGACATGAAAGGTGACGTGATAGCAAGAAAATTCACACTATCCTGTCAGTGGCCGCCGCTTACTCGTTCTCAGTTAGCGGTGATTGATACGGCTATAGATCCGGCTTTCATTAAAGTAGAATTCCGTGATCCTGGAACAAATAATAAGCTGGAGAAAACATTCTATGCAGGCACACCGACATATCCGGTATACAGTTATGCCAAAGGTGTAAAAACATATGTTGGTGTAGCCGTAGATTTGATTCAGCAGTAGGGAGGACAAAATGAAAGTAAAAAACAAAGATATCGTTACTTTTTTAAATGGAATCGGTGGTTTTAAAGACAAAAGATTTCCAGTGAAAGTAACTTATGCGATCAATAAAAACATCAAAGCAGTGACTGGAGCAGCTGAAGCTTACAATAATACTTTTGATGAGCTCCGTAACCAGTATATGGATAAAGATGCTGAGGGGAATATCAAGTATGATGAAGAAGGCGAGCCTAAGTTCCTGGAGGGCAAGAGAGATGAATTCTTAAAGGAACTGGAAGAGTTGCGTGAGATTGAAGTGGACATTGACCTCATTATGCTTAATTACGATGATCTGGAGAAATGTGATTCTGACAAATACGGTACACTTACTGTGAGAGATATGGAAACACTGGACATTATGCTGAAGTAGAGGAGGTACCTGTATGTATCAGACATCAGAAGAATTTGGAAACCTGATACAGCAGGATTCCAGAACATTTTATGCATTGCTATATTTTGATGGCAATACAATAACAGATGGTATATCAGAGATTACGATCGAAGGCGGATCCAACAGCGAGGATGATTTCTCTATCGGCTCTGTAGTATCCAGATACGCAAAGATCAAGATGACGAATCCTGCAAAGAGAATTGAAGGGAAAGAGATAACAATCAATATTGGAATGATGGTTGGCGAATCTATTGAATATGTTCCGATGGGTTATTACACAGCAGAGAAGCCAAAGACAGATGAAAGTCAGATTACAGTCACTGCGTATGACCGCATGATGAAGACAGAGAGAGCTTTTTCGGCGGATGGCATTGCAGAGACTACAGATACAGTAACTGTGCTGAATGCGATATCGAGGATTACAGGAGTAACAGTTGTTACAGATGGACTGACTGCGATATCAATGCAGCGTCCGGATAGCTATACCTGCAGAGAGATACTGGGATATATTTCACAGATGTATGGCGGTTTTGCTATCTGTAATCGGCAGGGACAGATTGAGATTAAAACTTACATAGACAGTGATTATCCAGTCGATACAAGCCGGTACTGGGACACATTCGAGCATCATGATGTGACTGAGAAAATAGAGAAGATTACCTGCTATATCGGAAAGGATTCTGATGGAAACGATGTTTCTGTCAGTGTTGGTTCCGGAACCCGCGAAATAAGTTTTTCAAACCCGTTCATGACACAGGAAATGCTGGATAATGTTTGGAAAGTATTAAGCGGTTATGAATACATGCCTGGAAGCATTAAATTCATGGGTGATCCTCGTGTGGATCCATGGGATGTGCTGACAGTCTCTGATCTGAATGGTACAGCTTATAAAGTACCGGTCATGACTATGACACATGAGTTTGACGGCGGTCTGATCACATCGGTGGAAGCTGTTGGACGGTCTGAAGTAGAACAGGAATCTGGATACAAAGGTCCGACTACTAAGGAAATGGACAGGTATTATGCACAGCTGGTTGTGATTGATAAGGCATTGATTAATAAGTTGGATGTAGATACGGCGAACATCACTTATGCGACTATTAAGAATCTTGAAGTTACTAAAGAACGAGTTGAAGAGATTTATGGGGAATACGGTGAATTCCAGAAACTCACAGTAAATAATTTCTCAGCAGCAAACGGCCGGATTGATATCCTTGCTTCCAACTATGCCAATATCAAGAACCTTCTTTCAGGATCAGCTGGTATCGGTGATCTGCAGAACATCCACCTGACTTCTGATAATGCGGTAATCGATACAGCGCTGATCAGAACGGCAGTGATGGAATCAGTATCCATTGCAGATCTGCTTGCCGGTACGATCAGTACCAATAAGTTCAAGATCATGTCAGATGATGGCGGCATCCAGATATCCGGGGCAACCCAGCAATGGAAAGATGATAACGGAGTTGTAAGGATGCAGGCTGGCCGGGATGCACAGGGGAGCTTCACATTCGAGCTTTTTGACGAAACAGGAAAAGGAGTTCTGATCGATTCCACCGGTGTGCAACCGGGAGCAATTGCAGATGGACTGATCGTGAACGAGATGGTTTCTGACACGGCCAACATCGCCGCATCCAAATTGGATATAGACAGCTTGTTCACAGCAATCAATGATAGTACACAGGTCATCAAGAGCAACCGTATCTGGTTGGATGATTCTGGCCAGAGCCTAAATCAGGCTTACACGAAGATGACACAGAACATCACTGAAATTGAACAAACTGCAGGTTCTGCATCAGACAGTGCGTCAGCGGCGGCAGACGCAGCCAAGAAAGCACTGGAAACCTTATCGGGAATATCAACTCTGGATGCGATGTCGGCATCTCTGAACAATGATGCTCATGTGGTCCACACCTACACGGATGGTACCGGTGGGGATTACAGTTCCTGTTATACAGTCTTCTCAGTGTTCTTGGGCGATACAGACGTATCTGATCATATCGATGAGATCAAGGCTGTAGCATCAGCTGGGATTACAGGCATATGGAATCCACAGCTGAGAAGATATCAGGTGACAGCAATGTCTACGGACAGCGGCTATGTTGATATCTCAGCGTTATACGGCCTGGAAGGTAAGGTGTTGCTGGTAGGCGAAAAGGGACTTGTGATCGGTGATAAAGCGTTGATTGTAAAATCTATGGGCTCCTGGATCACAAAACGATTCTCGGTCTCCAAGGCAAAAGACGGCAAGATGGGTCTAAGTTATGACCTTCGGGTTAGTACGCAGATCATCCGGAAACAGAAAGATGATAAAACACTTGAGCCGGCAAATGTGACGTTCTCGGCTTACAAGAATGACAATGGATCCGTGAGCAGCTATTCCGGAAAGTTCCAGATTGAAGAATCAAAGGACTCCGGAAAGACCTATGAGATCAAGTATGGCTCCTCATCAGCTGAACTGTTGACGGTATATGTACCATCGTCTCCGGATGTGAATATCATCCGGTGTTCCTTGTATGATACGTCCGGAGTGCAGCTCCTGGATACTCAGACGGTATCAATCGTTTCGGATGCTGCAGGACTGGCACAGGACATTGCAAATGTAGATAAGAAAGCTCAGGAAGCGAAAGAAGCAATTCAGACCACAGACCAGAAAGTGATTGAGATCAAAAGCAGTATGCAAGGGTTTGAAACAAAATTGACTCAGACTACGACAGATCTGCGGGGAATGACGGACGGAACGCTCTTGTACAACACCAAGTGCCAGGATAATGGAGACGGAACAACGACTGTATCAGCGGCATTGTACAAAGCCGGCAGAGAAGTCACGAAGGAATATCCGGCAGCATGGTTCTCCTGGAGCAGGAGGACAGAGCAGGGAGAAGCCTTTCTGCAGTACGGATATTCAGTAACAGTAAACAATGATGATTATATGTTCGGTGGAGTTGTAATCGGACAGTTTATCAGATATGTGCAGATGGCTCTTACAGTAGGAGATAAGCTTCTCGTGATCGGAAACAAAGCCATGTGCGTAAATGTAGATGCGTAAGGTGTCCGAATCGGACACCAGAAAGGAGAAAAAATATGGCATTACCACAGGACGGTCAGAATGCGAACGGACTGACCAAAGTAACAGAGATTCCAAAAGGAAAAGAACTGATTTTTATTGATCCGACAACAAATGAAGGCGGGATTATTACACTTGAGGACCTGACAACTCAGATCCTCAAAAATTTGACATCCCAGACCTTCGCACTGGATCAGGGAAATATGACACTTTTGGCGGCTTTAAACCAATTAAATAGTAAGGCTAAACGGTATATTTTTAATCCGGACAATGGAGTAAATGATATAAAAGTACCTAATTCGAAAACCGTTTATGTAAGTTATTCTACGCTCAATAATTCGAATATAGCTGATGTAGGTTTTGCAATAATTGTGTCAAGGCAAACAAATGAAAATACGGGGTTTGTTCAAAAAATAAAATCCATTTCAAATGTAGAAATATCACTAGACAAGGATGCTTTGAAATTTCAATCCGATATATGGGTTGTTGCATATTTATTTATTCCATAAAATAGTAACCGGTTAAAACCCTTTTATAAAGGTATGATCACCAATAGACTAGTTACTGTTCCTCTTGTTCCGGGACTTTATCTAGTTTCAACGTATCGTAGTGGAGGATACAAGATAAGTTCATTATCTATAGTTAATATTCAGGCACAGGACGGTTCTTTTATCGAAACGCTTGTTAAAGGTGTGGATTACGACAACACCATTGAAATGAAATATACTGATAGCAACATTTCATTTCAATATAAGATTGACTTATCTGGTGGATGTACAATCGTTATATTCAAGTTGGATTAAAGATTTATGAAATATAAAATAGTAACCTGCTTTTTACTCGAATTGCCAGCACTGATGAAACCAATCAAGCAACTATAAATTTGTCAGATTTGGAACATGGAATTTATGAAATATATTCTACAGTCGGCACATTTTGCAAGATTGGATATTCCAACGGCAAATGGTGGTTGCCTGAAAAAACATCTGAAAACACAACAATAAGCGGTGAGATTTTAAACTTTGATGCCGGTTCCTGGTACGCGATAATTTATATAAGAAAAATTTCAAAATTTTTTTCTACTCCTGTTTAGTCTGCGGGAGTGTCTTTCCATTCTCTACCGCCTTCTCTTCCGAAATCTTCTGCAAAAGTGCATACTCAATAAGCTGCCATCTCTGCCAGCTTCGAAAATTCATATGAATCCATCCAGATCAGGCTATGTATCTTCGGAATGATGCCCGTACATTTTCTTCTGATACTGTAACATACATCATGGTCGTATCTGGTTTTTCGTGTCCTGCATAATGCTGGATTTCTTGCAGTGGAATACCTCGATTACCGGCATCGGTCAGCAATGTTCTTCGGAACTTGTGTGGATGAGCATGAATATCAGTCTTCTGTCCGAGTGTCCGGAGCATAGACTGTATAGCCTGCTTGCCTAATCTTGTATGTGGTTGTTTAGAACTCACAAACAATGCCGGATTCGCGTCATTCCTGGATAACAGGTATTTTCTCAGATGATATGCGCATTCATCTGTGAGATACACTTTCCTCTCTTTCTTGCCCTTCTCTCCGTAGATGATAATCTCGTTTCTGTTCCAATCAATATCTCTCCTATCCAGCCGTACCACTTCACCAATTCTGGCTGCTGTACTGTATAAAAACTCCATGATTGCGATATCCCTCTGGCACCGTGCAGAGCAACGCAAATGCTCGCGCTCTGCCGGTGTAAAAGGTTTCTTAATCTTCTGTGGTACCTTGATTTTCTTAAGACGCCGCATAGGATTGATGTTGATGTATCCTTCATCCGATATCCATGCAAAGAAGCTGCTCAGATACCGTCTGATCGTATCCATGTACGATATTGATATCTTTCTTGTTTCCTGGTACATTGCCAAATAATACCGAATATCATTGGTTGTGATGTCCTGCAGGCGTTTATTCAATGATGTGATCAATTTGGTCACACATTCTTTGTATCTGTCCAATGTGCCAAGACTGCAGTTCTCGATTCTCTTACTGGCCAGGAATGTGTTCAGGATCTTTTGCCATCGCAGCTCGCTTGTTACAAGCTGTGTGCACTCTTCCTGGACCTCGATTCCGTGGAATTCGATTGCCATTACATTCTCCAACTTCTGCAGTTGTTCATTACTTAGTGTTTCTGCCATCTTTTCCAGTATTTGATTCTGGATCTGGTCAATTTTTGTCATATAAAAAGCACCTCCTACAGTGCTATTTTGCCATGTAAGAGGTACTGTTCACAAACCAATTAAACAGGAGGTGGCAAATCTATTATAAAATTTTTCTTATATAAATTATCGTGTACCAAGAACCAGCATCGAAGGTTAAGCTCTCACCACTTATTGTTGTATTTTCGGATGATTTCACAGGTAACCACCAATTCCCATTAGAGTATCCGATTGTACAATATGTTCCGACTGTAGAATATAATTCATAGACTCCATGTTCGAGCTCTGACAAATTTATGGTTGTTTGATTAGTTTCATCGGTACTGGCAATTCGGGTAAAAAGCAGGTTACTATTTAAGAGCAAGAAATTTATTTCCAATAGTTCCATTGAAACCAAATCCAATGATAACAAACATATTTTCTTCTTGCAGATATGTAGATTGAAAAGCAATAAAATACCCGTTATTAAAAGAAAATGGATTATCAGATGGTTTATAGAAAAATCCAATAATAGCTTTGTGTGTTTTTCCTTTTAATTCAGAGGAAAATGTATTTTCGCCAAAAATCACTCTACAAAGCCTTATTGAGGAGTTACTATTTTGTTAGTGTATTACAGTCCATTTATTCCAAACATTGTTATCCTTGTTGCGCTTGCGAATAGTTCCACTATAATGCACAGCAATTTGCACTCCGTAGTTATCCTTTTCATACATAAGCCCGTATACAAGAGAGATGCCACCTATTAAGTCGGAATCTCCCCGACTATCTGTAAAAACAAATATATATGGCAATGCCTGCCCTTGATTAAAAATAAGAGACGGCATATCAAGTTTTTTCAGTGCATCATTATCGCTAGGATAATTGATTCGAGCAAATCTGAGCCGG